CCAGAAGTGCTTGCAAGCGACCAACCCGTACCAACCACAATGGTAGGTACGCCAGTGCTAGTAGCAACAAGCGCAATATCAAACGAGCTACCTACTTTGGCGCTGCTAAATGCGGCGTCAGTAAGAGTCGCCGTAGGAAGCGTCAGGTTGCCCGTGCTGGATGAAGTGTAGATAACCACGCCTGCGGCGAGATCAGTTACAGTAAGCGTTGCGGTAGCTGTGTAAGCTGCTGGAACAGTAAAGTTAGTGAAAGATATTTCGGTAAGGTTACCATCACCGACTTGATAGCCGCCGGCGCCATTAGGTAGAATAGCCATTGTAAAAATCCTTTAGAATGTTTGGCCCCCGGCGAACCGAGGGCCGTTATTAGATTAACCCCAGAGACGGCAGGCCATTTGCGGGCGGATCGTGCTGAAGCCATACAGAACGTCAATACGGCAAGGCATACGGTCGTTGTTGATGTCGTACTGACGAACAACGCGCAAGCTGATGCCGTTATGCACCTGACGCGAAGCCATATCTACACCCTGTGGGAGCAGAAGATCGGCTGTTGCAAAGGTGATAGCGTCCTTGTGGTAGACGAGGTTCTGAGCGTACTCTGTAGATGCCGCACCAACAAATATAATTGCTTTGCTGGTGGCAGGCAAAGTCTTGACAGTAGCAAGCGCATTTGTTGCCGAGTAGATTGGAGCAACAGTGATGTTGCCTTCACCCGAAGAACCCAGCGTAGTTGCTGCTAGAGCAACGAACTGGAACAACGAACCTGTGCTTTCACGGGTCTGTGGGTTAACAGCAAAGCAACCATCTACAGTGAACACGTCGCCAGCCTTAACTATTCCAGCGTTACCAGCGCCAGTGATAGCAATGGTGGTTGCACCTTCAGTAGTAACAGCACCCGAAGTCGTGCCGCCAGTTGCAGTACGCGAACCAGTGGTGAACTGCTTGATGGACTGCGACATATTGATTTCTTCAAAACCAAGTACGCCAGTACCCATCATGCCGTTTTTGAACTGCTTGCTGACAGTGTCGGTTGGGTTGAAAAGACCCTTCATGCCTTCGACCAAACCAGCGTTAGCGGCTGGGTTGACAGTGGCATAACGTGGTGACATTACGGCAGCGTTTTCGTTGAGCTTCTGCTGTGCAGCAAGAAGAACAGCCGAAGTCGATGGCGTAGTGCCGGGCGTGCCGACCGTGTTACCGATGGTCAAGAACGAGTTGGCAACGTCAGCGTCGATGCTGGATGCAAGCTGCGAGATACGTGGCTTGAGAACGCGATCAGCAAAATCGTCAAGCTGCATGGTCAATTCAGCAGTCGTGAAGTTAACGCCAATGTGCTTCTGGTTGGCAACGGTCAGAGTTGTGAACTGCTCGTTGTCATCCTGTACCTGAAGGGCTGCGCCATCAGTTACAAGTGCGCGGTCTGGAAGACGGATACGCAGGGTTGAACCAATTTTAGCACCTTCAACAGCAAAGCTGTCATCGTACTGACGGTTTACGTTACGGGTAAGAACCAAGTTGTTTTCGAGAATCTCAAGCGCCTTACGCGTGATCATGTCGATTGTTAAAATCGAGTTAGACATGGAAATAATCCTAATTTATCGGTTGCGTTGTGCCTCGTACTTCTTGATCTGCCGTAGCCGTTCTGCCTCAATCCAATCTGACGTACTCATGGACTTTACTGACCGTGGGTCTGTCGTATCAAATGTTGGCGCACCAGCGGTGCGGGCTGTGACAGGTGCAATCGGTGCCGGGGCGTTGGATGTTTTTTTGAATGTAGGTTCGGCTGAAAGCCTCGCCTCAATCATTCCAATTTCCCTAGCTTGCAAAATGGGGTCCAAACGCGAAATACGCTGGGCATCTTTTGTGTTGATACCTAAGTGATAAATCACGTCGGGGCCAACGTCGGATGCTTGTATTGCCATTGCCATCGCGTCAGTGATTGGAAGGTTGGGGTTGTATGCGACTTGTTCAAAGTCATCATATTTATCCCGCGCTGCTTCTTCACGTTCGTGATACGACTCTAGCATTGCACGTTGCTGGTGATCCTTTTCACGGCGCGCCAGCAGTTCTTCGGCTTTACGCTCGGCCAAAACCTCTGCGTAATCCTCGTAAGTCTCAAATTGTTCAGGGGTTATGTCATACACCGGCTGCTGCCGTGCCTGCATTTCCTCTGCTCTTTGAGCCTGTTCGCGCTCCCATTTGCGCTGCTCTCTTGCGAGTCGTTTGCCTACGATGGCATCCAAGTCTTCTTGTGAGAAAGTCTTAGGTGCTTCAGCTTCAGCAGACTGCTCTTCCGGCGTCGTGTTTTCTACAGGCTCGATTGCTGCCGTGGCTTCGAGTTCTGGCGCGGAGGCATCCGCTTCGGTAAAGACATTATCGTCCATGTTTAACCCTTAAAGAGTTCCTGATGAGCCGCATCAGTACGGTTTTTTGAGTAAGAGTTACTCGTAAAAAATGCTTGCCTTAGGAGTTGTACCGCCGAGAACGACGTACAAACCCTTGCTAAAACCTACACCGTCTGCGTCTCCAGTAAACACGTAGTTGCCGGGGGCAGCCGCTGTAAAAGTGTTTAATATAATTGGATCGGCGGTAGACGCCGTCGCGCTGTCGTAAACAGCGACAGTTGGAGTGGTTCCTGAAGATACAAAAATACCTTTCAGTTTACCAAGGCCAACCTTGACTTGCGTGGTAGCAGACAGAGATACAAAAGTAGCAGACATACATATTATCCTAAGCCAAAAATTTCAGTTTGTACAAGGTTGAATAATACAACCCGAAAATCTCGTCGATAATGTTTTGGATTGGAGTGCAATCCTTATCAACGACTTTATACCGCATTCCATCCAGTTCGTCTACCTGACCTTCAAGAAACGCAACAATATTGTTAGTCTTTTTAGCTGTCATCAACGAAATAGGGCCGATTAGGCCGTATTTTCCTTGGTACGCTTCGGCAAATTTGTCAGCTAAATCAATGACTTCGTCGTAAAAGGTGTTTAAAGCTGAATGTTTGGAAAAACTGCGTGTGTTTAGGTGCGTCGAGTGAGCCACATCGCGCGCAAGAAACAGTATGCCTACAAAGTCAGCGGCGCTCATTACATCATTCCTTCAGGCGGTTGCATTGGCGCTTCCATTGGCATTTCAGGTTGCTGGCCCATTTCAGGCTGCTGCTGCTGCATCTGTTCTTCCATCTGCGGCACTTCGCGCATTTCAGGTGAACCGCCAATCAAATCGCCAACATCCAGCGCGCCTGCAATCGTACCCATGACGATGTCCTGAATTTGCTCAGGTGTCATGCTGTTCTGTACCGCAGAGATACGCTTGGTTTCGGCTTCGTATGCCTGAACGTCAGCTTTGTACCTGTCGATGGAGATTTTCTGCTGTTCTGCGCTATCTTGGATGTTCTCCATGATGTCAGACACGCGGTTGAGTTCTTGCGACAGGGCTTCAATCTGCTGTTTGGCAGCCATGATTTCTGGCGACTGGTCGCCTTCTTCCAAGACTTTCGGGTCAAGGATTTTCTTGAACCGCTTCGCCATTTCCTGCGCTCCGGGCCAGTCCATGTTCTTGATGAACAAATCGCCAGCCACAGTCCAAAGCTGCGGGTTGGATTGCAGGATTGTGGACATGGCGTCGAGAGCCTCTTGACGCTTGGTCATGTAGCCGGGGCCGGTAGTGACCATAACGTCGTATGTGCCGATTGACGGGTTGTAGATTTTCTCTATCAGACCGCCATTTTGGTCGCGGATTTCCTTGACAGGCTCTTGCTGCATAGGGTCCATTTTGACCATGCTGACTTCGCCATCAACGCCAATAATGCGTGCGATGCGCTGTGTGTCGTAAATCTTAGGGATAATATCAACAAGCTGGCGGGTAATGTGACGGATTGCACGGGCAAGGTTGTCAACATAGTGATACGTGCCGACATCGCCCTGCTTTTCGCGCGCGACGATAGCTTTTGCAGACCGTTCGTTGCCTTGTTGGCCCAATGATGCGTCATACTGGCCGGTGGTAGACTTGATGTCCTCACCAGCGCCCATTTTAGCCTGTATCAGACCCGTTTGAGGTAGTGGTGGGGCCGCACGTTGCGGGAGCGGTAAAACGTTCCCAGCGCCGTCTGTGACGTCTGGATTGACTTCCAAATACGGCCAGTTGGTCGTGTTGGCGGTCTTCCACTGCTGTTCGTAGCCCTCGAACTGACCGCCATAAGCGATAAATGGCGCTTTTGGCGCCAATGCCAGCATTTCTGCCTCTTGGCTGGTCCAGTAGTTGTACATCCGCTGGGCGTCTTTGGCGTTGCGGACTAAGCCAGATACGTAAATCTGACCTTGCACTTCAAATTCGTTACCTACGACGCGCACGACAGGTATCCAACTGCCCGGCCACTCGCGCTCATCAAGCACGTCATAGCCGTTGGTTTTCATCCACATGACTTTTTTGCGGTCAACTTCGCGTGTGCGGACAGGTTTACCGTACATGGCGCGCAGTTGCTTATCTTTGTCGGTGTTTTTGAACGCAGACACGTTGTCAGGATACAAATTCAGCGTTTCGCGCTTGCGTTTGTAGTAGAAATACTCCGCGATGCGGACAGTGTCTTCGTCCAGCCATGCAGAGATGCTTTCATCGCCAACGGCGGTGGACATAATCGACGAAATAGGCGACGCGTCCGGAAACGTGCGCTCATATTCGTCTTTGGTCATGTCTTGCGTGACAAAACACCATTCAGCGTCGGAACCACATGGGTCTTGGATAGTTGGGTCCATATAGACCGAAAACGAGTTGCGGACGCGCATGATGCGAACGTCTTGGTCGAAGGTTTCTTCGTTGCAATAGTCCGTGACTAGACGAATGTAACCTTCGCCGTAAGTGACTTGGTTGTCGCAGGCGGTGTCATAAGCAACGTCAGCATCGGACATATATTCGATGTGACGCACGACGCCGTCAAAGATAGCTGCAACTTCAACGTCTGCGTTGTCATCGACAGGGATGACTTTACCGGCTGGGCGGTTCTGTCGTTGTTCGTTTGTTACCTGACGGACGTGCTGTGGCAATTTGTTAATTGTCAAGCACGGGCGTGCGTTGATTGTCTGACCCTGCACAGCGCCGCGGGTTGCCAGTACGTCGGCAGGCCACTGCCACTGGTTGTCAGGGCTACCGGCCATAAACCGCAAATCGTCTAGTTCATCTTCACGGCTGTCCGACAGCGCAGCCATACCCATCTGCATACGATGGCGCATTGTCGCCATTACGTCAGGGTCGCCACGCGTGTTTGCGGGGTCGCTGCCAATGTCAGCTACATCGCCTACTTTGTTAATGCCGGTCGGGTCAGCCATAGATTATCTGCGCTTTGTGTTTGGCGGTGTGGTCTTCATGTTTACAGTTGTGCGCGTTACTTGCACTGGCTTTGGCTTTGGTGCTGTCATTGGCTTAGGCGCTGCTGGCTTTGGTTTTGGTGCTACAGGCTTAGGTGCTGCGGGGCGTCCGCCGCCGGGGTTTGTCGTGCCTTCGCGGGCCATAATTTCCATTGCACGGCGTGCGCGGGCTGGGTCTTGGTTAGCTTTGGCGGCTGCTTCAGCTTTACGTTCAGCAGCTATTGTGCCTGCTTTGTAAAGTGCTCTGCTTGCGTTACCATAAATGTCTTTTTTACCGGATGGCATTTACTTACCCTTCTTAGCTGGCTTTTTAGCGGTTTTGGCGCTTTCTTTAAAATCCTTGGCGGTAGGGGCACCCTTAGCGCCCGGTTTACGCATTTTTTCGCCTGAGCCAGCCGCAATGCGGGCTTTCTTAGCGTTGATGTTGGCATATAGACCGGGTTTCATGGGCATTTCCACCTTTTCAAACTAGCTTTGGCACGTTCGCCATCTTTGGCTTTAGCTGCTACTGCGCCCATACGCGCGCAGAAGGATGCTTTGCGGCCTGCATCAGCCTTTGTCTTAGGGCTGGGCGCTGGCGCTTTTAATTTGCTGCCGGTTGCAGCATTATACTTGGCTCTACCCGCAGCGGTCAGGCCCGCACCCTTTGACACAGGCAATTTCTCGCCTCTGCCAACGGACAACGACACAGATTTCTTCTTGTCTGCCATTAACTGCCCATCCAGCTTGTAGATACTCCGGCGGGAGAATACCCGCTTGACACGCGTCTGTCAACGCGTCCTTGTCGAATATCGACTGACGCCACAGGAAAGGCAAACGTGACCGCTATGGCGTCTGCTGCGTCAGGCGACGCAAGCCCGCGCGACTTCATATCCTTCTTGCTTTCGAGGAACAGTGTCCCCTTGCTGTCCGGCTTAGTGCGCGGGCTGATAAGGTCTGTCTTCAGGAACCTATCCGACGGGATGTGCGCTGTCTTCAGCCAGTCACGCATGGCGCCCCACATCTCTGCGCGCTTGTTGCCCCACATTATCTGGTTCTTGGCCTTGTTGCCGAAGTTTACGCCGCGTATCTTGTACCGCTGTTCTTTTAGCCGGTCCACGACGCCTGCGCCTAGCCCGCCTTCGTCGATGCAGACCAGCGCAGGCTTGAACTGTTCGATGGCGTCCACGACGTATCCTGCCACTTCCATAGTGTCCGCGCCGCGGTGACGCCGCAGTTCCAAGATGTCACGGCCCTGCCGTATGGCGATGACGGTGGCGTCCGCCCCGAAGCGTGCCGGGTCAACCCCTATGACGATGGGCGCTGTGCTATCCTTGGCTGGTGTGCGCTTCATGGCGTCATCGACTATAGTGCTGCCGATAAACTGGTCATCGCCTTCTGACGGAAAGTTGCCGTAGACTTCGACACTGGCTTGGTAGCTGTCTGGCCCATACTCGTCGATAATGCGCTGGTACAGGTGTTTGTCCGTACCCTCGACATCGCGGGCGTCAATGACGCGCGTTGACCAGAACGCCCGCTTGCTGTGGAACGTTTCGTAGAAATAGCCGGTGTTACGCCGCGGGTTGGAGAACGCCAGATGAAACCTGTGCGGTGTGTTCTCCGTAAAAAAACCATCACTGACCGACCAGATGCTGTCAGGGATACCGCTGGCTTCGTCGAATATCAGCATCACACCGTCGAAGTTGTGGACCCCTGCGTAGGCGTCAGGGTTCTCTTCAGACCACAGCCGACCTTCGACTGACCAGTAGCGCGTACCTTTTTTCAGGTCACGCTCGACCAGTTCCGTCAGCCACTTGGCGGGCATGATGCGTGTGGCTGCTATCTCGAACCAGTGGCTGTTTAGCGACATCGCCAACCACTTGGTAATTTCTGCCCATGTGACCGACCGCAACTGCGCCTCTGAGTTTGCCGACACGATGGTGGTTGAGCCGATGCGTGAGGACAGCATCCAGATGGTGAGCCATGACACCAGCGCGGACTTGCCGATACCGCGTCCTGACGCAATCGCCATCCGCGCGGTTGAGAAGTCTACCTTGCCGTTGTTCTCTTTGATGTGGTCGCGCAGGTCGCCAAGTATCTGGCGCTGCCATTTACGCGGGCCGGGGAAGTTTTCCAGCGGCGTACCCTGCTGCCCCCACGGGAATGCGTACAACACAAACGCTAGGGGGTCATCTTTTAGCGATGGACTCCACAACCTTGCCATCAACTCCATCTCGTCTTGGGCTGAATATATCGGTGCTTGCATGGGTGTTATCCTCTAGGCGGGGTGTCACGTCAGTGTACAGCCCTTCGATGACGCGCGTCTGTGCTTTTTCCAGCGCGCCTGTAATGCTTATCTGTTGGTCGATGTTCACGTCAATCTGCTGCTTGGCTACCCAGCCGTGCTGATGCTTGAGTATCTCCAGCGCAGCCTTGCTGTCGCCATCGCGCGCAGCTTCGTACATCGTCTTAGCCGCTGTGTATTCACCGTCGGTCCTACCTTTAAGTTCCGCCATCTCGACCAGCGGGTCTGCGTCGGCCAACACGCGGAACTGCCGCGGCGTCATGCCAGCGGCCATAGCAAGGGTGTCACCCTTAAGTCCGCAGCGGGCAGCTTCGTAGATTGCCTCTAGCCGTGACTCTGTAGCCTCGGTGCGCTCAGGCGTAAATGGCAAGGAGTAAAATGTCATTGGGCCGCATACTAATATACCAAGCGCAGATACGCAACAGCTTTGGTTGCACCAACATTTATAAAAAATAAAAATTGTTTGCGACCCGTCCCCGTGACAGTCACGCGGCGCTCGGCCCTGCCACCCCCCTGCCTCGGCCGGTCGGCGCACAGTTTTAAGCGTTTTGTGCAGGCTGCTGCTAATGACTCGCAATAGCTTTTGTGCAGGATTGTAATGACCTTATTGATAATGGTTCGCAGTAACAGACAAAAAACATATTGCCCCCGCTAATGCGAATGAGTTGCAACATTATATAGGGCAGACAGTTAGTTTACAATTGATAACACAATTGGCGGTTTAGGCTATGCGTTTGCAAGTCGCCGATGAATTGAGTCATGACTTTACGTTAACGTCAAGTCTAGGTCATTTAGGCTATTTAGGCTATGCGTTTTGAAGTCGCCGCGATGTGGTGCAAACCTATACGGTTATATATACCCTCTTATTTTTCAATTCATCAATGACTATAACTTCCATAGCCTAAACCGCCTAACTATCTCCAAGACGCGCGGAATTCCGCCGTTTAAAAATAGTCATTTAGCCTGCGCCAATAGCCTAACAAATGACTATTTTATATGCGCGCGCAATTCGCCCTAAAATTCCCGGTTTTTGCCCCGGCAAAAGTTAGGCTATCCTCAAACTGGAAATATTTATTTTCATGCAACACATTTTGTTGTTGACAGCATGAATAAGAGGGTAGATAAGAGGGCATCAACAACGGAGTGAGACATTATGATTACCTTAAAAACATATGCGCCAGATACAGGTTCAGTTAGCTATTGGCGCTCATACGCCAAATCAAATGGTCGTCGTTGGGGCTATTTGCAGGCCGCCAAGCATTACGCAGCTTGCAATGGTTCTGCTGTCATCCACCATGCAGATGATAGCGCAACTGTTATATGCCGCGAAACGGGAATGTCATTTGTGCGCGTCAATGCGCGCAAACATTCTGTCGTTCGTTGGGCCTAACACCACCGGAGCGCGGAGCAATCCGCGCCGAGGCTGGCGCTAGTGCCAATAATAGGAGTGAGAAACTATGACAGACTTCACAACAGCTACACAACAGCGCGATGCAATCAATGCCAGCTTGCGCGATGCAACCGCCGCGCTCTTGGCGCTCACAAACGAATTGGCAGGCGACGCGCCGCGCCCCATGGGCTTGACGCCCGACAGCGTCAAGTCTGACCCGCGCTGGCAAGCTGCCAAGTCTAAGGTCGATAAGCTGTTTCAGACATTGCGCGACTTCAACGGCGTATACACAAAGCAGTTCAAGAGCGAGATAGCGGCGCAACGCCGCGCAGCATGGGGCGTGGCAGCATGATAGCGCACATCCTAACAGTCACCGCCTTTTGGGCAGTGCTGGCCTTATCGGTCAGTGCAATCATCATCACGTTAAAAGGAAATTAACATGGATAAAGATTTAGTAGACGCATTGCGGCGCATTGAGTCAATTGCCTTTAACTTTGGTAATTACAAAGGCATTTGCCGCATCCCCAATTTGTCTGAGGAAACTGTAGATATATTTGCGGCTATCGTCGCAGAGGCAAGCGAAGCACTTGAAAAAGCACAAGGGAACTGAACCATGACACACGACCGCAACTATTTATCTATGCTATCGGACGCTGAACTTGTCCGCATAGCCCTAGACCGCAATCACGAACTGGCAGTTGTGCTGGCAGAGCGCCTAGCCGAACTGTTGAACGTCGAGGCGCAGCTTGACGAAGCCAAGGCTGAGATTGACGAACTGACTAGGCGGTGCGACATTTGGCAATCAGAGGCTAATATGTTGCAAGCCTCGCTTGACCGCATCGACGCAGAATGACTGCGCTGTTAGCCGGAGCCGCCCTATTCCTATTAACTTTACTATTGGAGGATTGACCAATGAACCAATACGAAATTACGATTGTGCTAATGCTGATTGCACAACTGTTTACCTTTTCCCTGCTATGGGGCGCTCTCAATCGGGAGCATGGCTAATGGAATACGCCCTACGCAAGCAGATAGAGCATCTGTGCGGCTATATCAGCGACAGGAGCGTGATTGCAGCCTATATCAACAACGAACATGGCCTGAGCCTATCGACTGTGGACATTATCGAAGTGACGCAGAACGACAAGCGGCGCTTCTACAGCCCTGACCACAAACCCATGATGCCATCGCCGCTAATAGTCACGCACAAGCATAAGGGTTACGACCCGCTGGCGCTGGCCTTGTTCAAATACCATGCAGACCGCTCGACAGGGGCGGTGCGTGAATACTGGCTGGCCCGCCCGCTCGACTGGCGACCCAAGCCCAAGACAACAATCGAATTATGAAAGGTGAGATTATGATTAGACCACAACAAGCAGCACCTATGGGGCGCAAACACCGCGTCTCATCCGACAGCACATGGCCGCTGCGAAGCAGCATAGACGGCAAGACCTTCGCGGAACGCCGTGCGATGCGTGAAAAGGAGCAAAGCAAGTGAGCAGCCGTAACTTACCTCACCACCTTTACGTTCATGTGGACAGTTCGTTCATCCGCAAGGACGGCAAGGGTTTTGAACCCGCCGTTTGGTTCGCGCTGCGCTCGACGCCAAACAGGGCGTGGGGCTGTCATGTGATGCTTGAGTGCGGCGCGGTCTACCGCAACCTGCCACCCCATGCGATAGCGTTTAGCAATCGCCCGTGGCTGTATTGGACACTGCAACAGGCCCAAGCCTGGGACTGCTACGGGACGCAGTTTGACGTTATCAAATACGATTATTTAGCCGATTTGGATGCACGTTATGATGGGACAGACAACCGCGCAACGTGCCTCTTTACCGCTTGCCCGCACAGTGACGGGTTCAGCGCAACACCAGAACAGAGTAAGGAATTTATGTTTATGAAAACCGAAGGCGACAGACTGCTAATTCGACCGACCAATATGGTTCTATTTGAAGAACGCAGCTTCACCATTGACACCGGCTGGCCGACTGACATCGCCACAGCAACACAAGTCTGGGTTTGCGAATAATGGCCCGGCCTATGATTTATCCAATGGGGACGCTGGAGATTGGCGAGGTCGGCACCATGCCAGCCACAGAGAAAGGTTCGGTAAAACGCACCAGCCGGAACGTCAGCCAATACGGCGTCCGTAATGGCAAGACATTCCGCTGCCACACTGTGAACGGCGTGACGTTCATAACCAGATTGAGATAAGGAGAAAATCAATGACCAATCAAATAAAATACCGCTTAGACCCCAACACGGGGCGACCATTGCATCTGTTTGGCAACCTTGCGATTGTCCTAAACGATGACGGCACGACAGTAATCGAACATTACGATGAGAACGGGCGTCTTTGCAAGACCAGTGCCAACTTAGTCCCCTACCCTAAAGATTGGAAGCCAGAATGACCGATAACAGAAACGTTTCACAGGCCGTAATGGCCGCAGCATTAAAAGGAGCAAAGCAAATGTTAAGCGATGAAGAAACAGACAATTTTGAGAATTACGACAAACGCGTTGAGGCCACCTTGGCTTTCCGCTTGTTGGAGTATCTAGCATTCAGGGGCGTGATAACCGACAATGATGTATCCAACCTACGCTACCCGCCGTGCGAACTAATCATAGACGCTGAAGAAGCATTCGACGAATAATAAAAAACCCCCGGCGGAGTGAGGACGCCGGGGGTTTCCCAAAAGGGTCAGTAGAGCAATACCAACCCAAGCAGTATATCATCGCGTGATATCAGTTGTCAATTCCTGCCGATGTTTGGCATGATGCTATTCTTAGGCAAATCCTCAGCCATGCGGCGCAACTCTGATTTGCTGTGCTTCTTAACAATCTCAGGCGCAACAAAGATGTGCTTTTTGGTCGGTAGTTCAGATGACCCTATCCGGCCCATGTCAATCCAGCCAGCTTCTTTCAGCGCATGAAGCAAAGCCGCTTGCGGTATCTTCACTCCCGCAGGGACGTTGATTGCCAGCGCGTCACAGATACGATGGAATGGCCCGCCGATGACGCCATCGGTAAACACGCCCGACCTTGCCCGCATCAAGTCTACCAGATAGCTTTCCGCAACGCTCATGCCATGCTCGACCATGTTCAGCTTCCATTCGGTCACTGGCGGCGCAGCCGCAGGGTTGAACGCTGACACGTCGCGCTGATGCAGCCATGCGGCGCACTTCTCATAGCCGCCGTTCTCATACCAGCCCCACAGCGCCTTGGCTGCGGACACTGACATACGCGGCGCGCGTGTCCACACACAGAACCAGCGGCGGTCTTGTGTCGGCAGCGTGATAGGTAGCGGGTCGTTCGTGTAGGCAACCACCATCAGGCGATTGACCAACTCGTAGGGGTGCATCCCCTTGCGGTTGACCGACAGCGTTTCAGGCGGCGCAGCAATCAGCGGCTTCAGCTTGTTAGCCATCGCCCGGCGTTCGCGTGCCTCTGGTTCCTTTAACTCGTTCAGGATAACCACCTCAGCTTCCAACGCGTAGCCCCACTGGCTATCCAGCCCGCCAGCCTCAATGACTGACCTGTTGCGCCAATGCTTACCGCCAAGCGCCCACAGGAACGGCTGGAACATACTGTCCTTGCCCGCGCCTTCATCGCCGCCAATCAGGATGGCATGGTTAATCTTGATGTTGGGGTTCTGTATCTTGAACGCCATAGCGTCGAGGATGTGGTCAAGTTCGACGTCATCAGCCACCAGATTGCGGCAATGCTCAAGCCACGGCTCGACGTCATGGTCGGCAATGTCATCGCTATCGGACACGTCAGGGCGGGCGTTTGTCCACCTGTTGCCGTAGACCAACCCGTCGCGCGTCACCAGCACGTCATCGCCAGCGGCAAACGTCACAGCGGCCAGCGCAGGGGCGCCGCGGTCTTGACGGCGCTCGTCAAAGTAAATGGATGACTGCACGCGCTGCGTCTTCTTGTGGATAGAACGACAGTCAACGTGACGGAACAAGGCGTTAAAGACGTTGCGGGCTATCTCTTGACGTGTCACCATGTCAAAGTAGCAATCGTCGGACTGGATGTAGGCGAAACGCTCGAACCATTCGTTTTGTTCCAGCCGTCCAGCTTCTTTCTTTTCGACATCGCGGACACGCGCTGCGGCTTCGTCAGGGAACGCTTCGGTCGGCGCTATCTTGTCGTATATAAGCGACATCCGCTCTGCGATTAGTTCGTCACGCAAGCCCGGCGTTACCTTCGGCCCGTCGTTAGCTGCTACCCAATCAAGGAACGTGCGGCTGTCTAGGTCTTGGCAATGCCCGTGGTAGCAGCAGAACGAGCGGTCAAGCGGCTTGTAGCGCGCTTCGATGATGCCATCGCTGTGGTGTTCATGGTTAGGGCAGACGATGGCGCACCAGCCGTCGGCATTGGGCGCGCTAAGGACTAGGTTGTTCTCGCTCAACCATGTCAGGACGTTGTCAAGCCCAGTGTCACGCAACTTGACAGCTTTATAGTCGGCTGTGTCGCCTTCGGCTGGCGTAACGTCCAGCGCCGCGCAGATTTGCTCCAGCGTGTATTCACGCTCTGGGTGGAACTCGACCAGCCGGGCAGCAAAGTTACCGCGTCCGCTCTTCAGGTTGACGCTGCCGGGAATACGACAGTTGCGGACGGCGTTAGTCGCGCCGGGGTCAGTGTAGCCCGCGTCCGCGATGGCTTTGATGGCAGCGCAGAAGTCGCCTTTGTTCGGCTGTTCGCTGAACGCATAGCCCCACTGGAACGAACCTTCGCTGGTTTCCAGTATCCATGTCGGGTCAAGCGGCGGCGTCTTGGACTTTGTGCCGATG